AACGTAACCGCCACTTTAAGGGCTCAAGACCACGGGCATCCTCCGATAGTGCTAAATTACAAGGCAGATGGAGCAATAGGGGGGGGTATAGCATTTGCCATAGTGGGAGACCACGAAAACCGCCCCACAGACATGACGAATATTGTGGTGACGAATGAAGACATTCACCGAGAAGAGATTCTATGAATGGCACGAAGACTCTGTATCTGTAACACTCAGGGCAATGTCAGGGTCATACGGGGGGGGTCTGAGGTACTGGTGATCCAAAAGGTGACAGGGACACTTAGTCCGGGAGCTCACGCAGGAAGCTACAACGGACAGGACGCATACAACGATATGTTGGTGATAGATGATGGTTTATTCGACAAGCAAAGCCAGTTACCACACAATGGCAACACCCGAACAGGCGGGGACGTTGGTTGCGACAGACTACAAAGATCCGCCGACACTAATCGGGGGGGGGGGTATGACATGGAAACTACAGTAAGACGGCTCACACCTCTTGAATGCACAAGGCTCCAAGGATTCCCGGATGGATGGGTGGACATCGGAGACTGGACGGACGAAAAAGGCAAAATCCATAAGGAGTCTGACAGCGCAAAGTACAAAGCCCTCGGCAACTCGGTAGCGATGCCGTTTTGGGAGTATCTCGCAAGGAGAATATGCGCCCAGTACGAAAGGCCTGTCACGATGGGCAGTCTGTTCGATGGCATAGGAGGCTTCCCTTTAGCCTTCGAAAAATGCGGGGGCAAAGCCGTATGGGCAAGCGAGGTAGAAGACTTCTGCATCGCAGTGACTAAGAAGAGGTTCGGAGATGAGTAACTATTTCGAATGCATGGACTGCGGAAGGGTGTGGGAAGGGGATATAAGCTCCTGCCCGATGTGTGACAGTGAGTATCTCATAGCTCTCGAAACGTGCGCTCTCTGCGGAGGCCCCGTAAGAGAGGACGGAACGCACTTCTGCAAGACCTGCGGAGAGGCGATAGACCGAGCCTTCGAGGATGCCTTCGAGAAAATCGATTGGCACGATAAGGAATATGCGGACGTAGTAAGGCTTATGTTCGACAGAGCGGAGGAGAGGGACTTTTATGGATGATTTGAGGGCAAAAATCGCCCCACAGAGCGAAGAAAACATCAACGTCGATAAGTTTATCGAGTGCGATGAGTTAGACGCTCAAATCGGCGAAAAAACGGCTGTAGCCTACGAAATGCTTTTAGACCTTAAGGACGGGGAGCGACTAACGAGAAGAGACCTTGTATTCAGGCTCAAGCTCCCCGACAGGACCTGCCGAGGCATCATAGAAGACCTTAGGAGAAGCGGCGTAAGGGTCTGCTCGGGAGGAGGTGCTCCTGGATACTACCTCGCAAGGACTGACGAAGAATACAGAGACTTCGAAAGGGAGTATCTCTCAAGAGCGTACAAGGCGTTAGCCACCGCTAAGAGAATGAGAGAGAGCAACGGAGGGCAGATGAAAATAAATGTATGACGAAGGGTACATCAAGATCGCCCGAAGGATGCTGAACTGGGAATGGTTCTCCTCTTCCGACACGACGCATCTGTTCCTCGCCCTTCTACTCATGGCTAATTGGGAGGACGGTAAGTTCAAAGGACTTGATGTGAGGAGAGGGCAGGTCATCACAACATACGACGCCCTCTCCCGTAAGACAGGCCTAACAGTAAGCAAAATCAGGACTTCTCTAAAGCGACTCGAAAAAACGGGCGAAATTAGCAGAAAAATCGCAGGAAAATCGCAGCTTATAACCGTTGAAAATTACGCATCATATCAAAGTTCGAGTTTGGAAGATGACAGGAAGTTGGCATCGACTTCGCAGGATGTTGACAGGATGTTGACAGGATTTAAAGAAGAAAGAAAAGAAAGAAGCAAAGAAAAGAAAGAAGAATGTCAAAAAAATATATATATATGCTCATCCAAGGGACGAGCGGAGAAGTTCGACAAGTTTTGGGCAGCATACCCAAAGAAAAAGGGCAAAGGGGCAGCCTTAAAGGCATGGGAGAAGCTTAATCCCAGTGACGAGCTCATAGAGATGATGCTCAGTGCCGTTGAGCAGCAGAAAGGGACCAAGGAATGGGTGAAGGATGCCGGACAGTTCATCCCGTATCCTGCGACATGGCTGAACGGAAGAAGGTGGGAAGACGAGGCCGACAGTCAGGAAGGATTCTTCGATGACGAGTTCTGGCACAGGATGGAGGAGATGCGATGACCTTAGACGGGGTGAGGAAGCTTATAGGGTTTCAGAAGAGGTTCTTCGGGAGAGCATTCAGACTCGAAACGGACGGAGTCCCTCCGCAGGAGACCGTAGACGGATACATGGAGGCTTTAGCGGAGCTCGAAGACAAAGACGTCCTAGACGGGTACATGAAGGCCATCAGACGAGGGCGTTTCGACAGGCTCCCGAGCATGGCGATGATAATAGCCGCTTCGGGATCATATGACGGGGGAAAGGGAACATGGAGATGCACGTTATGCGACCTCCCCTGGGACAGCGGACACGGGAGATACGACCCGAAAGAACGAGGGCAGATACGATGCCCGAACTGCAATGCAGTATTACAGCATGAGCTAAAAGACGGGTACATACCCGCAAACGATATAGAGTTTTAGGAGGTGCGAATGAACATTTACGAAAAGATGCTCAAGGCTACTGAGGAGATTGGAGTAGTTGCCAAAAACCTCAACATAGAGGCCGGGCGAGGAAAGAGCTACAAAGCGGTCTCAGAGCGAGACATTATCGACGCCGTCAAGCCGATCGAAGTGAAGTACGGGATCTACTCGTATCCAGTCGCAAGGGAGCTTGTGGAGTCCGAGAAGCTTGAAAGCGAAGGCTATGATGGGAAGATAAAGACCACGTTTTACACGAAGCTGAAGACAGTATACAGGTTCGTGGACATCGCAAAGCCGGAGGATTACATCGACATCACGTCTTATGCGGTGGGGATGGACTCGGGAGACAAGGGAGACGGGAAGGCGATGACCTATGCCGACAAGTACGCACTCATGAAGGCGTACAAAATCTCCACAGGAGACGACCCCGACAAGGAGCCAAGCCCCGAAGAGCGGTACAAGAAGAAGGGCAAGAGTGAAAAGACTGAGGTCCCGCCCTTCCCCGAGGACTCCGGCCATGACCCGTCAGGAGACCCTGTAAGCGAGTCTCATGTAACAGCACTCTTCAAGTCCTGTGATGAACACGGCGTTCCGCTTCAGAAGGTGCTCGACGCATACGGACTCAAGACCGCAGCGGAGATGAATATGGGGCAGTGGAACAACGCAATGAACAGACTGAGGGCAACAAAGTGAGACCGACAGACATAAGCGCAACAGTAAGGCGAAAGGTCCTTGAGAGAGACTCAATGAACGGCGCACCATGCTGCATCTTCTGCGGGAGTCCTCACGACATCGAACTTGCGCACTTCGTAAGCAGGGGGAGCATGGGGAAAGGAATTCCCGAAAACCTCGTGTGCCTGTGCGTAAAGTGCCACAGAACAATGGACTCGGGGTCAAACAAAAGATCCCGCAACGAGATAAGACACTACGTCAGAGAGTATCTACAGCTCATGTACCCTGGATGGGACGAAAACTTAGTGGTTTATCACAAATACCCCGACCCGACATGGCCTAAGTGTCCTAGAGAGGACTGTTTCGCCAACGACAGAGGGTCGTGTGGGATACTGACAGAGACTAAAGACAGTGAGAACTGTGCGTTCTACAAGGAGAAAACATGAACGGGAGTGACGCTTTAGAGGTTTGGGAACAGGGGCTGTACGACAAGCCCGAATGTGAAGATTGCGCGTTCTATGATGATTACGAAAAATGCGCTGAATGTAAATTGATCGAGAGGTTAAGGAATGAGTTGGTACAGCGATGGAGAACCGTTTAACGAATACGACCCGCCTTACTGCGAGAACTGCACAAGAGGTTATAGCAAACAAGAGTGCGATTGGTGCAAGAAGATGCACTTAGAGTTTGAGGAGAGTTTAGAGGATGAATAACGTAAATCTGATAGGTCGGATCACACGTGATCCGGAAGTAAGATACGGTCAGCAGTCAGGCATGGCGATAGCGAGGTTTTCAATCGCTATTGACCGAGGCAAGGATAAGGACGGAAAAGAGCGTGGAGCGGATTTCCCGAACATACTGTGCTTTGGAAAAGCCGCTGAGAACTGCGAAAAATACTGCTACAAAGGGCAGTTAGTCGGGATCATCGGAAGACTCCAGACGGGGAGTTACGAGAAGGACGGGCATAAGGTCTATACCACCGAGGTATTGGCAGACAGGATAGAGTACCTTGAGTGGGGCGAAAAAGAGGACGTTGACCGAATGACGCCAGCGGACACGCTGAACACAAGGCCGAGTGCCAATGATGTGCCGTCAGGGTTTTCGAGGTTAGAAGAGGATATTCCATTTTAGGAGGTCAAATGGGTTATATGGATTTTGAGCGTGATTATAAGCAATGGATATCCGAGATGAAGACCAAGTGGATTGGCGAAAAGGTTGTCTATGAGGGATGCGAGTACGAAGTGATGGATGTTGACTATAACGGAGGCCTGCTGATTAACAAGCCAGCGGAGTACACAGATACCACAGCAGTAAAGCCGTGGGAGGTCAAATAGGGAACTTGAAGATGCGGATATGTGAAATATCAATGACGTCTGCTCCGGGCGGTCGGGTCAAAATCGTAAGTGTGGTCGAGGGAGACAGACGAGCAATCGCAGATAAAGTCTTAGAAGCGAGTGCCGATCCTGAGAATCATCCGTATGAAATTGACTGGTGGCCTGAGAAGAAAAAACGAAGTCTTGATGCCAACGGGTATGCTTGGGTGCTGATAGACAAGCTGGCTCAGAAGCTACGCACTGATAAAACAGACGTGTACCGAAACGCAATCAAGGATATCGGAGGCGTTTCAACTATGGTCTGTATCAAGCAAGAGGCCGCCGAGACGATGAAGCGAGAATGGGAAAAGCGAGGTGTCGGCTGGCAAGTCGATGAGATGCCGAGCAAGCTAAAAGGATGCGTCAATTTGATCCTGTATTACGGGTCATCCGTCTACGACACTAAGCAAATGTCAGCACTGATAGACAGACTGATCGAGGAGTGCAAGGCACAGGGTATAGAGACGCTAACGCCGTTAGAACTAAGTAAGTTAAATGGATACGAAGTTTAGAAAAAGCCCGTGTTGGAACTGCGAAAAACGATATGTCGGATGCCATAGCTCCTGCGAGGAGTACATCGAGTTCGCACAGGCAAGGAGAAATGTCAATCTGAACAGAAAAGACGAGGGAAGAAAGGCCTCATACGCCTTTATGGAACGGACTTACAGGGAATCGTTGAGGAAGAAGAAGTGAAGTTTATCATCTATGGGAAAATGCCGAGCTTAAACGAATACACTGCGGCGAACAGGTCAAATCAGTACGCAGGGGCAACAATGAAAAAAAAGGCCGAAAACGTGGTCATTTTCTCCGTCATGAGGGATTTACCCAATGTCCGCATAAAAACGCCTGTAACGGTCGATTTTCGGTGGATAGAGGCCAACAAAAGACGGGACCTGGACAACATAGCTTTCGCGAAGAAGTTCATCTTAGATGGCATGGTCAAGTCGGGGCTGTTAGAGAACGACAACTGGTCTCATGTAAAAGGTTTTACGGATTCGTTTGAGATAGGCGAGTCCAACAGGGTGGAAGTAACAATTACGGAGGTAGAAGATGGGAATTAGTGCTGATGCGGCGGTAGATGTTACGCGGAGTGTTGAAAGCCTGATAAAAGAAGCCTATGAGACAGGGCTTTCAGAAGGAAGTCAAAAGGCTGAAGAAGTATGGACGTTCATAAGTAATACGGTAACGCCAAACACTCCTGAGAGAGCGTGGGATACAGACACAGACAAGTCCATAGGGTACGGCAACGTATGGGAGAAGTTCGATACCTACGCCGAAGCGAGAGCGGCTTTTGAGGCATGGAAGAAAAGAGGCCAGTGGGAACCGATAGCCGGAGACGTGGTGAGGCTTAGGGACAGCACGATAGTCGGGGTTATTACAGGCTTTATAAATCCGTTAGGAAATTATCAGCTTTGGGCGAATACTGGTAAAGGATATAATTTTTCTCTTGATGAATTAGAGCCAACAGGCCGTCATGTTGACCTGTCAAACATCTTTAAAGTCTTAGAGGAGGTCGAACATGAGTGAGTGGATTCCAGTAAGTGAGAGGTTGCCAGAAGACATAAGACCTGTGATTGTCACATGGAAGAATACAGACCCTAAATCGTACTATCAGTACATTGTCGGGAAACACTTCACGGGAACTGCTTGTTACAAGAATGGTAAATGGTACTGGTACTCAAGCACTACGGAAGACATGCTTGCAGAATATGGTCGATATGATTCCGAAGAATTTGACGAAGCCATTGAGTGCATTGCATGGATGCCTCTCCCCGAACCCTACGGAGGTGAATAGGATGAATGATTTAATCAGCAGACAGGCGGCTATAAAGGATGTCTACGCAATACACACGGTTGATACAGAGTATGATGCGGCTCTGATCGACAGACTTGACGTGCGATATGTTTTAGAGGCTTTGCCGTCCGCAGACGTTGCGCCTGTAAGACGCGGGCGGTGGATTGAGGAAAATCCATTAGATGCGCCTGATTGCAGACTTATAAGGTGTTCCGAATGCAGAAAAACCTTTATTGTTCCGAGCAATATACCGTACGAGGATTGGGTAGACGGTCGGAATTTCTGTTACGTTTGCGGCGCAAGAATGGATGGTGAACAAGATGGCTGACATACTGATTAAGGGCATGGAGATGCCGAAGAGCTGTGGAGATTGCGAATTAGCAAAGCACTTTGACGGATATAACGAAAATGATTGTCCATTCAATGCTTTTTCCTTTTATGATTGCCCTCTCGTCCCCGTCCCGTCGCATGGACGGCTTGTGGATGCAGACCTTCTCTACGACAAGTGGATCTGGGGCAGTACAGACAGGACGGCAGAAACCAAGTGTATAGAGCTTATAGACTTGTCTCTTGCGCCCACGGTCATAGAGGCAAGCGATTCCAACGCACTCAACGCGTTGGATGCGATGGAGGTGGGATTATGAAAGTCTTGTGGTTTATGTTCGGTGTTGGCGTTGGAGTGATCCTGATGGCGTTGTGTGCAGCTCATGGGAAGTAAGTCTAAAAAAAAGCCGCTCACTATAACAAGAGCGCAGAAAAACAAAATAGTCAATGACGCTACATGGGACGCTATCGTGATGTTCGTGGCGGTCTGCATGGACGAGTTCGACTGGACAGAGGACGATATAGAGGCCTTTGCCGTAAGGCTGGACAGATACGCCGGAGCCGTGAACGAGCATCTGCTGACCATTAACAAAGTAAAAGACATCATCAAAGAAACTATAGGGGTGACGATAAGATGAATTTGCCCTGTAAAATCCGCTAAAACCCTTGAAATTTCAACGACTGTGAGGTAAAAATGTATGAGGATAGCTATAGTTTTATTCTTTCTAAGAACGCTCGGAGCTCCCATCCCGTACTGGGTACAGATGGCTCCCGTGATAGTCCCAATGGGGATCTATCTCGTGACAGGGATACTTGGAGACCTATTGACGGCTCAAGAGGACAGTACGAAGTCTCCTCCCTGGGAAAGGTGAGGAACGTAAGGACAAACAGGCTCCTCACTCCTTACATCTCCCCTAAGGGAGAAGTCATGATCCATTTAAGAGGCTACCTTAATCGGAACTTCACTTTGGCAAGTTTGATAGCAAGAGCCTTCCTTGGAGAAGGCAGAGTCAAACACATAGACGGCAACCCTCAAAACAATGACCTTTCGAATTTGGAGGTTATATGACATATAAATTTATCTCTTTAGTAGAGTCCCAACAGACTCATAACATAGCCCCGGGCGACCCCATATCCTATACCGTCCCGGTCTATACCCTGACCTACGAGGTAGACGGCGAATGGGGCTCTCTGATCGCTCCCGTAACCAAAGACGCTCAGACCCGCATTCCTGACTCTTCTTACGTCGGCAGCAGATGGGCTGATGATGAACATACCACTCTCGTACTCGTATTCGAAGGAGAAAGATCCTATGCCTAAAGGCGAAAACCCAAACGCCCCTATCATACACAAGTTCTCTCCCATAACCAACGGAGGCCAGACGGACCTTAAAGAAGAGGAACGCCTCGAAGCTAACCGCAGAGCTCTTAAGTCCGTAATCCCTTACCTCCGTACCCCGATAGTCAAATCTGAAGAAGACGCCCTCCAAAGACTGGACGTCTATTTTAATGAATGCCTGGTTAACGGTACTAGACCTACCTGGGAGAAGACCGCTCTAGTCCTCGGCACGACTAGACAAACGCTGTGGAATTGGGAAACGGGGGAGAAGCGGGGCCCCCTCACCGTTGACTTTATGAAAAAATTGAAGGAGACCATAGCGGCCTACGACGCTGAATTAGTAGTGGAAGGCAAGCTTAACCCGGTAACGTACATATTCCGCTCTAAGAACTACTATGGCATGAAAGATGAGCAGGAGATGACGATCAAACCTAAGACGGAAGAGAGGACCGCAAAGGAGCTGATGCAGCTTGCTGAGGAGCTCCCCGAGGAGTAAAGGCTTTCGGTGAAAAGGGCGATTTTCCGCAAATACTTCGGAGATGGAGCGACCGAGTGCGGGAAAATACCGAGGAAGTATCTCAGATACCCCTAAAAACGCCTTAATATTTTCTGTTTGGGGCTGATTAGGACGGCTGATGCCCCTCTAAGAGCCTTGAGCTCGTCGAAAAAGGTCGGATAGGCCGAAATAAGGGCGAGTCGAGCAGAAAATAGTTTCGGCGAGAAGGGCTGATTTCCGAAGAAAGTTCGGAATGGGCTGACAGGAAATGCCAAAAGTGTCCAAAATCTCCGAGGAAGTATCAAGGGGCGGTCGAAAAACGCCGAAATAATTTCAGATAGAGGGCAATAAAAAATCCCCCGCCACGGCGGGGGTTCTTCTTTTCTACTCTTCGGGGAAGAGGTTCGGGAAGATGACCCTTGCGATTCTCTCTAAGGTGGAGGGTCTCTCCTGGAATCTCTCGTATCTGACCCTTGGAGCGGGAGCCGTTTTTACAGGTTTGGCATTGGTGGCTGATATGATAAGCTCGAGGTCCTCGTCGGGGATCATGGGGATGTCTACTTTCTCGTAGCCGTCTGCGTCCCATATGTAGCCCTTGCCGTACTTGGGGAGGCTTTCCGCCCCGGGGAATCCTGTAATCTGCCTGGACTCTATAGCGGTCTTGCATCTGAGAGCTACGCAGCACGTGAAATTCTGCATAAGCTGGGCCTTGAGCGTCCTCCTCGACGGGTCCTGCGTGGCGCATATCATGTGGACTTCTGCAGCTCTTCCGAGTCTGCCGAGCCTGACAAGCTGATCTAAGACTTTCTTGTCTGACGCAAGGTCTGCGAGCTCGTCGACTACCACATATAAAGCTGTGCCGTTGTAGTGGGTCCCGGTCATTGACTTGTATCTGTTTTCCATGACCTCGAGCGCATATCCGAGAGCTTCTCTCGCTTGCTGCGGTTCGGTGGCGTAGTAGAGAGTTTTGGCGTGGTTCTTGTACTTTGCCATCTCTACCCGTTTGAGGTCGATAAAGATAAACTTTGCGTCCCTCGTGATGAGGTCAAACATTACTGCGTTGAGGAGAACAGACTTTCCTGCGCCTGTGGTCCCTGCTATTAGAGTGTGTGGTGAAGATATCATTCTAGTGATAAGCGGGTAAGTGTAGGTCTCAATAGTTCCTGATGCGGTGGTGATCTGTCTGTCGATTCTCATTTTCTATGCCTCCATAATTAGCGCGTGGTCATGCACCCATGTGATTGGGGAAAATCCCCCTTGGCACGTTTCCGTTATCCTGAATTTGTTGTAGAGCTCGCAGCGTTCCATTGTCTTTTCGCTGATGCTGTAGATCCTCTTGGCTCTCCTGGTGAAGTCCCCGACCTTCCGGGTTATAGCCTTTACGTCCTCGAGCGTTTCCGGCTTTAGTTCTATGGCCCTGATGGTCTCTACCTTATCCGCAAGGCTGAATTTTATCGGGCGGTCAAGGTATCTCATCGCAAGATCCTGATAGCTTGTGAACGGTGTTTCGATTTCGATTCGTTCTCTGTTCGTTGCGTGTAATATAATCCTCATTATACCCTCCTATTCGCCGTTTTAAGCGAGTTTTTCAAAGCTGATGTATAACTTTTCCCTGAAGACTGGATTGTACAGGATAGCCCCGTTTTCGTCCTCGTACTGCACATCCATTATGTGCCGGAGAAAATCCATCTCCTGATATGTCCCCTTGGACTGGTCGACTATTTCGGCTTTAGTGTATACCATTTCGCCCCCCTTGCCGGGTACAAGGCCCCCGGCGTGGCACTGGTTATTTACTTTACCGCGTAATATACGCTGGTCTTGGTGACAAGTGATCTGTTATACGCTGCGGGCTCGTGTTCCTTAAGGAAAGCCTGATCGAGTCTCGTGGTCGTGGTCTGCTTGTAGTAGACTTTGAATGATCCTATAATGTAAGCGTCGTCCTGATATTCAAGGCTGGCCTTGACTGTCTCGTCTATTGATTCGATCTCTGCCTTGATGGCTGCGAGCTTGGCGGCGAGTGCCGCGCGGCGTGTAAGTGATTTCTTGATTTCGTTGGTGTTCATGGTGTCCCCCTTAGATCATGATAAACAGATTGCTATTTCTTGTGGTTACGGCGAACATTTCCCCGGTCTGCGGGTCACGTTTCACAACTCCGTTAATTCCGTACATCCCCGCGCTATAGACCACAGTTTCGGTTGCGCGTCTTGCGATCTCGTAAAGATCCCCGCTGTAGTTTGTAACATCCTTTACGCTTGCCATCCTGGCATATTCTCTTATGTCCTTAAGTGTAGTTTTCATTTTGTGCTCCTTTCGGTGTTCGGTGTGTATTTCCTTTTGACAATTATTATTATACACCGTTTTTATTTAAAGTCAATAGATTTTATTTAAAATTTTAAATAATTTTATTTTAAATTTTCACCAAATCCAGATCCGGCGCGCGCTGCGCAGATCCCCCGGGGGGATACCAGGCACCAGGGAAGGGCTTGTGACCCCCACAAATACCGAAAATAAATAAAAAGGGTTGACTTTAAACGAAAGTGGTGTAAAATACAAACAAACGGAGGTGCTAAATGGTAAAGAATGATTTCAAGTGGGATATAAAGAGGCTAATGCATGAAAGTGGGAAAGCGATAAAGCCTATAGCGGAGGAATTTGGGGTAACTCCTGAGAACTTATACATAACGAGTTACCAAGCATCCATCACGAAGCGGTATGTAGAAGTCGTGGAGAGGTTGGGCTACGACATCCAGATAGAGTACGTCCCATTAGAGGGAGAGCCTGTAGGATTAGACCTGAAGGGAGCTGCCGAAGAGTTATTCAGGCGAGAGGGGCGGACGAAGGTTTCTATGAGTGAAGAGATGGGGGTAGCTCAGCAGCAGATAGCGAAGTATTTAAGTCACGGGACTTTGAACAAGAGGTATGTTGACTTAGTCCACGCCTTAGGGTACGAAGTGAAGGCGAAATTCATAAAGAGGGATTGAGTCTTTAGGGGGAAGATGGTAAAGTAGGTACGGACACCTCTTTTGGTGTTTCCTTTTGACACCGCCGAAAGGCGAAGGGAATGAGGCTGCTAGGGCCTCATTTTCTTTTTTGGAGGGGTATATGAACGAGAGAGAAGCGATAGAGCGGTTTAAAAGAGCGGGGAAGAAAGAGGAGTGGTATGAGATGTGCTGCGCCTTGTGGAAAGAATCCCGAGAAGAGATGCTTGAGTTCCGGCGGGAGATGAGGAAAGGGATAGGGGAAGAGGAGGCGGAGCTTCTTAAGAGGAGTTATACGTTCACTGCGCGGGACAGGTTTGAGGACTATTTGATAGCGATGGAATGGGAGAGGGGGAAGAAGTTTTATCTCCCGAGGAGGAAGGGTTTAAAGAGGGTAGTAGATGCCCTTCAGAGGCTCGAAGACGGGGAAACTGATTTACTCTGCATCTCGATGCCTCCGGGGACAGGCAAAGCACTCGCAAACGACACGCCGATACTGACCCGCAGAGGATGGAAGAGGCACGGAGACATAGAAGTCGGGGACGAAGTCATCGGCCTGGACGGTCAGTTCAAGAAAGTTCTTGCGGTGAGGCCGAAGTGCATGTTGGACAGGATGGTCGAGTTCACGAACGGAGAGAAGATCATTTGCCACGAGAACCACGAATGGCTTGTGCATGACAGAGGGCAACGCAAGGAAAGGCTTCTCGAGACGAAAACCATCGAAAGCAGAAAGCTCGACACAGGAGGAGCAGGGAGAGGGCATCGGTACATTTTTCAGCTTCCAAGGAAGGCCCCTGTTCTAGGCGAGGAGAAGAAGCTCGGAGTCGAGCCATACACGTTTGGTGCGTGGCTTGGGGACGGAACGAACGAAGCCCCCTGCATCACAGACCCCGAAAGCGACTTTGCCATCATAAAGAGCATAGAGAAGGATGGGTATCCGATCAGGAACATAAACATCCACAAGACCACAGGGGTATTAAAGGTATCCTTTGACGGTCTCAGGAAAGCTCTCCACGAATACGGTCTTTGTTATGACGGGCGCAGGGTCGAGAAGTACGTCCCCGAAGAGTATTTGACGGCGTCTATAGAGCAGAGGCTTGAACTATTGGCGGGGATGCTCGACACGGACGGGACTCTAAGCGGGCAGAAGTACATCTTTTCGACCACAGCAGAAGCGTTAAGAGATGGAATGGTGCGCCTTATATCCACGTTTGGATGGAGGGCGAGTGTAAGAGAACAGGCTCCGCACACATCATCATTTGGGATAGTCGGCAAGAAGCCTGTATGGACAGTGTCGTTTTCACCTGACATGTACATTCCATGCAGACTTAAAAGGAAGCAGTTAAAGTCCTTTGCGATGCAGAGAGCCCTTGCCATAAAGAGCATTACGAAGGTCGAGCCAGTAGAGGGAAACTGCATTACGGTGGAAGATGGGATGTATCTTGCGGGACACACGATGCTCCCGACGCATAACACAGGACTTGCGCTTTTATATTTAACCTGGCTTGCGGGTCGGCATCCGAGCGAAGCCATTTTAGCCTCCTCGCATAACACCTCATTTTTGCAGGGAGCGTATGAGGAATGTTTAAGGGAGCTGAAGAGTGACGAATACAGGTGGGGAGAGATATTTGAAGGGCACGGCGTAGCGGGAACGAACGCGAAGGATCTTCGGATAGACATAGACAAGCGGCAGAGGTTTTCTACTTTGCAGTTTAGTTCTATCGGAGCGGGGAATGCAGGTAAGGTGAGGGCGATGAGGTTGCTGTACTGCGACGATTTAATCGAGGGCATCGAGGAGGCCTTATCGAAGGAGCGGCTGGACTCCAAGTGGCAGAAGTACACTGTAGACTTAAAGCAGAGGAAGCAGGGAAACTGCAAGGAGCTGCATATAGCGACAAGGTGGAGCGTACACGACATCATCGGGAGGCTTGAGCTTGCGCACGAGAATGACGAGAGAGCGGAGTTTGTGAAGGTCCCTGCCTTAGATGAGAATGGGGAGTCGAACTTCGATTACGGGGGAAGCGAAGGGTTTACGACTAAGATGTACGAGGACCTGAGGGATTCGATGGACGAATATTCTTTCAGGGCTTTATACATGAACGAGCCGTTGGAGAGGGAAGGGCTTTTGTACCATCCGGGCGATCTCAGGCGGTATTATGAGCTCCCCAAGGGAGAGCCTGACGCAATAATCGCGGTATGCGACACGGCAGAAGGCGGAGGGGATGATACTTTTATGCCGATAGGGTATGTATACGGGGAAGACCACTACATAGAAGACATTGTATGTTCAAATCAAGGCCCGAGCGTAACTGACGGGCTGTGCGCGGAGGCTCTTGTGAGGAATCACGTCCAAAGAGCGCAGTTTGAGTCAAATTCCGCTGGCGGAAGGACGGCGGACAAGGTGCAGGAGCTTGTAAATAAGAGGAATGGCAGTACGCATATTACAAAGAAGAGAACGACTGCCAATAAAGAGACGAAAATCATCGTGGAATCGACGTGGGTAAAACAGCATTGCCTGTTCAAAGACCCTTCGGTGATAGAGAGAGGGTCGATGTACAAGCTCGCCATAGACAAATTATGCTCATACACGCAAACAGGCCGTAACAAGCACGACGACGTACCCGACGGGATGGCGCAGTATGCGCAGTTTGCGAGGGGATTTTACCTGCCAAAGGTGGAAATACTCGACCGAAGGCGGTTCGGACTGTAAAAAATGGCGAAGAACGGCTGAAATTGGAAAAATAAATGCTATATATTGTAGATAGCACCTCACCATCCTATTTGTGAAAGCCTTGCCGGAGGGGCAAAACTCCGGCCTTTCCCCTTGATAGACATCAGAGAGCACCCAAGCATAATCGAAGCGATAAACGAGATAGTAAACGAAAACGGCGCGGCTGAGGTAAAGATAGAGCACGGGTCAAATCATCACCAACTGACGGTAGTAAGCATCAAGCGAAAGCTGAGAATAAGAGACGGCCTTCGGGAAAATGAGTGAGCCGGAGGGACAGCCAAAACGAGTGGGCTTTTAGGAGCCCGCTTTTTCTTTTTGGAGGATCATGGACAACTTATTCGGACGAACACAGATATTCACGGACGTAGAGGAGATAGGGAAGGACAACATTTTAGATGTCCTTGACGAAGCCTCTAAGGTCCACGAGCAGAACGTAACCGAGATCGAGTACCTGTGGAACTACTACAAAGGCAAGCAGCCTATCCTGGAGCGGATAAAAGAGATCCGTCCCGAGATAAACAACATGATAGTGGAAAACCGTGCCAAGGAGATCGTGGACTTCAAGGTCGGATACCTGGTAGGAGAGCCCATCCAGTATGTAGGGAGGGGCGCAGCCGACACTGAGGTAATAAACCGCCTTAACGACATGATGCTTCTTCGTGACAAGGAATCCCAAGACGAGGACCTTGCGACGTGGCAGATGATATGCGGAACAGGGTATAGAGGCGCATTCCCCACTGATGACGACACTCCTTTCGTCGCCTACTCGATAGACCCCAGACAGGCATTCGTCGTTTACTCCTCGGGCATTGATAAAAGACCTATGCTCGGGGTCTATCAGGTAGTCGATTCCGAGGGAGACACACACTATACCTGCTACACGGAAAAATTGGTCTTCAAGGTAGTAGGAGAGGACATTTCCGTAGCGTCGAATCCGATAGAGCTCATCCCGATTATAGAGTATCCGGCAAACTCTGCCCGTCTTGGGGCGTTCGAGCCCGTAATCACCCTCTTGGACGCGATAAACACGGTCGACTCGAACAGGGTAGACGGTATAGAGCAGTTCATCCAGTCTCTTGTGGTCTGCTTCAACGTAGAGTTCGAGGAAGACGTAACAGCGGGAAAGATAATGCAGTCGGGGCTACTTCCCTTAAAGCGGATGGACGGCCTTGAGCAGGACGTAAAGATCCTCTCTCAGGAGCTTAACCAGTCCGAGACGGAAGTCGCAAAAGCCGACATGTACAACGCCGTCCTGACCATCTGCATGATGCCGAACCGTAACGGCGGCTCTTCCACCTCTGACACTGGCATAGCGGTCATCTACAGAGACGGCTGGGAAGCTGCGGAGAGCGCAGCCAAGAAGCAGGAGATGCTTTGGCGGAAGTCCGAAAGGCAGTTTCTCCGGGTGGTCGAGAAGATATGCGAGACCATTCAGGGCGCAACCTTTAATGCAAGCGACATAGACATCAAATTCACACGAAGGAACTATGAGAACATCCAGTCGAAGGCACAGGTACTTACCTCAATGCTGGACAACGGCAAGATAGACCCGAAACTGGCGTTCATCTATTCAAATATGTTCCCCGACCCTGAAGAGGCGTACAGAATGTCTCTTCCGTACATTACAGCAACATCCTCGCAAGAGGTTGGCAGAGAAGCCTAATCGCAAGAAAGTCAGAGAAGACTTAAATCGCACCAGTCAGAGAAGACTTAAATCGCAAGGAGAATTTTATGAAGATCGACACATCTCTTATCGAAGGATTCGAGAGCATGACTCCCGAAGAAAAGATCACTGCACTTTCGGAGTACGAGTTTGACGATTCCGAGCTTGAGACGCTGAGAAGCGACAAGGCAAAGCTTAAGAAGAGGCTGGACGAAGTCTCCTCAGAAAACTCCAAACTCAAAAAGGCCGGGAATCAGAACCTTTCTGAAGCGGAAAGACAGCTCGAGGACCTTCGGACAGAAAAGTCACAGCTACAGGAGCTCTACGACGAGCTGAAGAAGAAGACCTTTATAGCGGAAAACAAAGCAAAATACCTCTCTCTTGGGTACGACGACGCACTCGCCATCGACACGGCAAACGCACTCGCCGAGGGAGACATGGAGAAGGTCTTCGGAAACGCCAAAAAGCATCAGGAAGCCCTCGAAAAGAAGATCAAGGCAGAAGTCATGAAGGGCATGGGCAGTCCTGACGGCAAAGGGACTCCGTCAAAGGCTATGACCAAAGAAGAGATACTCAAGATCAGAGACGCAGTTGAAAGGCAGAAAGCAATAGCGGAACACTTAGAACTGTTCCAGTAAAGGAGAAAAAATGGCAAAAGACAATCTGACCAAGACAGCAAATGTCGCCGTAACGGCCCGTGAAGTAGACTTCGTATCTAGATTCCAGGCTAACTGGGACGGCCTCCTGGACATCATGGGAGTATCCCGTCCTATCAGAAAGACTCCGGGCGTCGTGCTCAAGTCCAAGGTAGCCACCGTTACCCTCGAAAACTCCGTAGGCGAAGGTGAGGAGATCCCCTACAGCCTCGCCACTGTAAGCGAAGTCCCCTATGCCGAGATGGACATCGAGAAGTACGCCAAGGCAGTCTCCATCGAAGCCATCAAGAACCACGGCTACGACGTAGCAGTCGCCAAGACCGACAATGCATTCCTCAACCAGCTCCAGTCCAGGGTTATGAACAAGTTCTACACCTATCTCGCGACTGGCTCCAACACGGGTGCGTTCGGGACCTTCCAGATGGCACTCGCAAGAGCAAAGGGCAACGTCCTTGCTAAGTTCAAGGCACTTCAGCTCGATGTGACCGAAGTTGTAGGCTTCGTCAACATCAACGACTTCTACAGCTACCTCGGCGCAGCGGAGATCACCGTACAGACCCAGTTCGGAATGACCTACATTCAGAACTTCCTCGGCTACAGAGTCATCTTCCTCTGCGGGGATAACGAAGTTGCTCCGGGCAAGGTCATCGCTACCCCGGCCGAGAACGTAGTCTTCTACTATGTAGACCCGAGCGATTCCGACTTCGCCAAGGCTGACCTCGTCTACACCACCGTAGGCGTAACCCCGCTCATCGGCTTCCACACTGAAGGCAACTACGGCACCGCAGTAAGTGAGTGCTTCGCCATCCTCGGGCTCGTGCTCTTTGCGGAGTACCTCGACGGCATCGCGGTCATCGACATCGGCTCTGAGAGCTTCACTGCTGTAGTAAGCCCCTCCGGCAACCCCGCAGCTCAGATGTACTACGAGAAGAGCGGAGACAAGTATTTCCGCACCACCGACACCACAGTAGTCTCCGGCAAGACCTATTACTCCAGGACAGTAACTCCGGCGGCCTAGTATGTGGAAGGTCATCGCAGATTTCTGCGACTCATCTGACGGACACGTCTATCACGAGGGGGACACCTTCCCTCGTGAAGGCGTCGAGGTCAGTGAAGCTCGCATGACAGAGCTTTCGACCTTCTCTAATCGCAGAAGCACTCCGCTCATCGAGAAGGTGAGATTCGAAAGGCCAAAGAAAAAGAAGAAGTAGGAGAGAAAATGACAGACAGCGAAAAACTTAACAGACTTAGCATACTGCTCGGGGCCGGAGAGGATGAATCCGTTGTGCTGTCAGAGTATCTGTCGATGTCGAAAGACGAGATTTTACACTGGATGTACGGCGGGGACATCCCCGAAGACGTTACAGACGTCCCTGCCCGCTACGAGCAGACTCAGATACAGGCAGTCATAGCGGGATACAGTATATCCGGCGCAGAAGAACAGACATCCCACAATGAAAACGGCATATCGAGGACATTTAAGTACCCCGACATGCTTGCCTACATCCATAGCCACGTTATCCCGATAGTGAAGATCGTATGAGAGACCTAAACCGAAACAAGAGAACTGTATACTACGCTCTTTATCAGGAAAACTCGAAGATTTACGACTCCAACGGGGATTTCACGGGCGAGAGAGGGAATGACTACGCAGATCCTGAAAGATTAAAGCTCAACTACTCCGCAGCAACAGGCGAGACAATGACGGAGGTGTTCGGCATCGTAAACGAATACCAAAGAGTAATAAGCACCTCCGACAAGTCCTGCCCGATAAAGGAGGACACACGGCTTTGGATAGGGGTAGAACCCAATGAGGATGCAGACAACTTCAACTATGTTGTAAGACGTAAAGCGGATTCTGTAAACTCCCTCCTGTACCTCATCGAAGAGGTGAAGGTAAATGGCTAGGATATCCTTCAAAATCTCCGCTACGGGGCTGAATAAGGTCTTAAACGCCTTAGATGACGCACCAAAGCGCATCAGAAGGATAACTCAGGCCGCAGGAAGAGAGATAGCGGAGTTCGCCGCAGAGGAAGCTCAGAGAAACTATAACTCAGCTCAGTACGACGGCGTAAATGACGTGGAAGTCTCCGTAAGGAAGACAGCGGACAACCTGTGGAATGTAGAAGCACACGGCGAGGCTGCTCCCTACATCGAGTACGGAACGGGCAAGATGCGAGGGACTGGACTTGGGAAAGTCCCTGCAAGATACCAAGGTCCTGCCCCGACTCAGGCTCACGACGGAGTCTATAAGGGCGACCAAAACAGATGGGGCTTCTACGAGTTCCCCGGTACGGAGTACACCGCAGGAGGCTATCCGAAGTCGACTGACCACGGAACAGTAGGCATCACGAGGGGTAATCCTCCAAACGACTGCATGTACCACGCCAAGAAAGCCGCCGCTAAAGAAGCTCTAAGCATCGTTAAAGACAAGTACCTTGCCGAGAAAGGGTTCATATGATCGACATTGAAAACAAAATAATCGACATCATATCTGAGTCCCTGCGTATCAAGGTCACGTCCGAGTACAACTGGACGGACGCGGAGTCTCCCGTATGCTACATCAGAATGCTGGACAACTCCACATTAGAAGAGACTCTGGACGGGTCACTGAGGGAGCATCACGCAAGAGTCACGTTCCGTCTTGAGTTCTACTCGAACAAGTCTCAGGGCGCAAAGAGCGAAGTCAAGGAGCTTCTAAATACGGCAGACGAAGTAATGCAGGATCTGAAGTTCACGAGGACGGGATACGGGTTTATCCCAAATCTCGACCGCACATGGACAAGGCTTTACGCAGACTATGAAGCGATCGTGGGAGAAGGAAGGATGAAAGATGGAGTAACAGTCCATCAGATGTACAGGAGGAGTTAAATGGCAGACGAGAGAATCAGGAGATGTCCGTACTGTCACACCAAGGTGCGCGGCTCTGATAGGCAGTGTCCTAACTGCAAGGCCGCTCTCCCCAGGGACGACAAGGACAAAAAGGAGAAGTAGATATGGCACTTGAACTTTCAACAGCGGGAATCCTCGTAAAGTATGCTATCGAAGCAACTGCCGGGACGAGACCTACTACGGGATACACCGCGATCCCCGGCATCAAGAGCATTCCCGAGATCAACCCCGAGCCGAACATGCTTGACGTGACTCCGCTCTCTGAGACGGAGTACCACAGATACATCCCGGGTCTTAAGGACGTCGGAGGAGCGATAGGCCTTACGGTCAACCACTATTCCGATTTCCGCACCGCATGGGACGCCATGTATGAGGCGTGGGAGACTGCCAACGCATCAGGCAAGGCTTTATGGGTAGAATTCTACATTCCCGATGACGAGAGTTTCTTCTTCAGAGCGGTTCCGTCCAAGCTCGGCTTCGGCGGCGCAGAAGTAGACGGCGTTCTTGAGAATGTAGCATATTTCACCCCGAACTACATCGCAGGGTGGAGCACACACAGCGCTTAATGGTATGGAAGGGGAAGGGTACACCTTCCCCTAATTTTGAAAGGAAACGGTATGGAAAGAGTAGAACCCATCAGACTCGTATTTGATGAAAACACTCCTGAGGAGAAAGAGTACGTTATAGAGTTCAGCAGAAAGACCTGCGCAGACGCCGAAAAAGGCGGTTTCAGCGCAGAAAAAGTCGATACAGAGATACTTACCCAAATCCCGCTTTTGTTCTTCTACGGGCTGAAAATGCACCATCCTGACATAAAGAAAAGCGAGTCGGACAGACTGTTGTTCGAGGATCTTGGGGGCATCAGCAAAGAACTCATCGAAAGGCTAATCGAGCTGTATGGCAGTCCTTACAAGACGCTCTTCAACGAAACGGGAAAACCAAAAAACCCGAGGATGACGGTGAGGCTGTAGCACCGTCAGTTAATAAGATTTTATGGGATTGGTTCCCTATATATCTAACCTACGGCATGACGGCAGAGCAGTATTGGCATGATGACCCTTACCTCGCCGTCTCTTACAGGAAAGCATACGAATTATCACTCGAAGCGAAAAACCGCGAGGCGTGGTGGCAGGGGTTTTATATCTATGAAGCCTCGTGCGCCGCACTCGCAGGAATAATGAAAGGCAAGGCCAAATATCCGAGCGACCCGCACGACATCCGCGAAAAGCCCGTAGACGTCAAGAAGGAACGCAAGAAGATAAAGGACAGCCTTACCGACCTAAAGCTCGCATGGGACAGGAAATATGGCAGACGAGAAGATCACTTTAGGCCTTCTAATTAAAACCTCAGGCCTTGAAGAACTGAAAAAGGTAAGAACCGAACTCGGCGGAGTGGCGAAGGCTGCCGCGAAGGCTTCGCTCCTTACGCCGTTTAAAGGTTTCACAAAAGGGTTCGAGAAGCTTAGTACTCAGATATCAGGCTTCGGGAAGATGTTTCAGAGGGTCATCTCCTACAGAATCCTCCGTTCGGCTATCACTTCCATCATCAGGGGCTTTAGGGAAGGTGTCGAGAACCTCTACGCCTACAGTCAGCGGATGGGGACGGCCTTTAACTCCAATCTCGACCGCATTAAGGAGAGCGCACTTCTCATCAAGAACGCTACGGCAGCGATGGTCGCTCCCATCATAGACTATGTCACTCCCGCGCTCGTAAGGCTTGCCGACCTGTTTGCCAATATAGCAAATCAGATAGGCTTCTTCATCGCAAAGCTCACAGGGGCGGCGTCATTTTCTGCTGCAATTAGAGGCAACCTCTCAGGAGCAGCATCCGCAGCCAAGGACCTCAAGAAGCAGGTATTCGGTTTTGACGAACTGAACATCTTAAATGCGCCTTCAGGAGGCGGGGCATCTACGAGCGGAGGTGGATACTTCGAAGAGTGGGATACCGGGGCAGGAGCCTACGACCAGCTCACAGAGAACATCAAGGCTGCCATCGAAGCTCAGAACTTCTCCCTTATCGGAGACGCCATCGCAGCAAAGCTAAACGATGTCATAGCGAACCTCCCGACAGGATCATGGGGAAAGTGGATAGGCGAAAAGATAAACAATGCCGTTGCGCTCTCCCTTGGATTCCTGAGGGGCTTCGATGCTAGAAAACTTGGGGCAAAAATCTCCGAGTTTGTGAACAACGCTCTAACGACTATTAACTGGTCAGACATGGGAGCCCTTGCCGCACAGAAGTTCCTGACGATCTTCGACACCATCATCGGTTTTGTCGAAAACCTTGACTTCCAGGCACTCGGAAGTGCCATCCATGACTATCTTACGGGATGGTTTGACGAGATTAAAGGATGGATAGAGGCCAAAGATTGGCACGGACTCGGAGCGGAGCTTTGGACAGACCTTAAAGCCTTCCTCGCCGGACTCGACTGGGCAGACATCGCCAAGTCCATCTTCTCTCTCCTCGGAACGGCAATAGCCGGGGCAGTGTCCTTTATCGCGGGGTTTATAAAGGGCGTCGCCGAAGACATTCTCAACTACTTCAGGCAGTACATAAACATTGAGCCGGAAGACTCCTGGCTCGACATCGGCTTTAAGGTGATCGTGGGGATTCTGAGAGGCATTTCAGACTTTATGCGAAACATTTGGGACTGGGTCAATAAAAACATAGTAAACCCGTTCCTGAATGCGCTGTTAAAGGGCTTTGGGCTCGAAGGAGGGGAGTCTGTAGACCTCGTAAAAATCGGCAAGGACATCATCAGTTCTCTTTGGTCAGGGCTGAAGAAAAAGTGGGAAGAGCTTAAAACTTGGATCAAGGATACGACTTCATACATCTCAGACGCCTTCTCCTCCATCTCCATAGGCGGAACGATCAAAGGGGCGTTTTCGGCCATTGGGAATAAGGCTAAGAGCGTCTTGGGATTCGCTGATGGCGGCTTCCCTGACACGGGCTCATTATTCTTCGCAAACGAAGCTGGCCCCGAGCTTGTCGGCACTATCGGAAACCGCACCGCAGTCACGAGCCAGGAGCAGTTCACGAGAGGTCTGTACGAGGCAAACATGCCTGTCGTATCGGCTATCGTGGGCATGGCAAATGCTGTGGTCACGGCGATAAACAACAAGGACACGAACGCATATCTCGATGGAGAGATCCTCACGAACAAACTCGCGCAGCCAATTCAGAACAGACTGGCCTATAACGGCCCGAACTTTGTCAGATGATATTCGAAATAAAGAATGCCACAGGCAAGACAATCACATTAGATGGTACGAGTTATGCGAACGGCGCATGGGTGGACATCGTCCCGTACATCGCCTTTAAGGGCATAACCTATACAAGAAACGACGTAGACGGTCCGAACGCAGGGAGAGCTCTAAGCGGCCTTATGGTGCGTGACAGAGTCGCCACGAAGGCCAAATGGGAGATAATGCTCCTCAATGCGATACGAAGAGACCTCGCATACGCAATCATGGAGCTTGTCTACCCCGAGACCTTCTACGTTCGGACGGATATGCCGTCGGGAGTAGTAACGCAGTATTACTGCTACTCGAACAATATCCCCGTAACGTATGAGCTCTACTCTCCGCAGATGGAGCGGTGGAGCGGAGTGAAGATCCCGATCGTGGAGATGTAAATGAATCAGATATATTTCAGGGATTACATCTTTGAAGACAACGTAATAAGGGAAGGGAAGCTCTCTCTGAAGAACGCTATGGTAGCGGAGACCTTAAACCCCGACGACTTTAACTTCACGATAGAGTTCGGCGAGGACAAGGACGTTTCTATTCAGCTTCGGTCGCTTACGGACTACCTCTTCTCTGCGGAAGGGTCAAAGCTTTACGGCCTTGGAAACAGTGAAGATGTATCCGACATCACGCCATATGTCTACGGAGAGACAGTAACGGTCTACCATGACGGAGAGCTTTTAGGGCAGTTCTATGTGAGGTCGATAAAGCAGACCTCGGATACTCAGTTCCAGTTCTCCTGCACTTCGGTGATTGGGATACTGGCGACCATAAACCATTACGGCGGGATGCACTCAGGAGACCCGAACGCACACGACACTTTCGGCGAAATCGTAACGGACATCTTCAATACGGCGAACATCGCCGCTGCGAGCTACACGATAGACTCCGAAGTCGCGTCGCTTCTTATCAGAGGAAGGCTCCCGATAGACTCATGCAGGAACAATCTCTTAAGGATATGCCTTGCGGAGGGAGTCTCCATCTTGAAGAATGCAGACGGGAGCTTGCAGTTCACCTACAACAAGAGTCCTGACGTAGCATCTATCCCCGACGACCGAATAGACATCCAGGCGAGGAGCATAGACTATCAGACTCCCGCAACGAAGATAGTAGTCACGGAGCACGAGTTCTATCCGACCTCGCTCGACCAGGAAGTAGTCCTGTACGAGAACGACGTAGCCGTAACCAACGAGCTCGTCACGTTCCAAGACCCGTGCTACGGGCTTACCACTACAGGAACGCTTCAGATCGTCAGCTCAAACTGCAATTATGCCATCGTCTCAGGAACAGGGACGCTTACTGGCAAAATATATACTCACACAACAAAAGAGTTATCGCTTCAGACGGGGGCATCGGGGGAACCGAGCGAAAAGTCTGTATCCGAAGTCGAAGTAATAAATTCCTCCAACTCGTTCTATGTAGCGAAGAGACTTGCCAACTACTACGGACACGCAGAAAAGGACGTTTTCTCGATGTGGCTCGACCCTGCGGAGCGAAACTACACGGGGCAGCTTGCGTCCTACAGAGACAGAAAGAACATCGTAAAAACAGGCTACCTTCAGAGCATGGACGTGACTCTGAGTGCCAAGTTAAAGGCCGATGTGAACGCCATGTCGGGCTTTGCCGCAGGACCGTTCGGCTCGAACTTCATCGACTCGATGATAATTTGGTCGGGCAACGGAGAAGGCACACCCGAAAGGAACATGCTCTCTCTTAACGGCCTTACAGGGAGCTTCAATCCAAGCGCATACGGCCTTAACGGGAAGAGGGTAAGGCTTGTAGTCTTCAGCTCATCCCCCGGCGGACAGGGCGGGGAAAACGGACATGACGCAGACAACGGCGAAAGCTGGCGTGATGCCCCTGTCCTCGGGGCAGGAGGTCAGGCAGGAGCAGAAGGATTTGGGCTTTGGTACTACGCCGTAGACCTTGAACTCGGCTCTTCAGCGTACCCAGTCTCGCTCGGAGCAGGAGGCGCAGCGGGGGCAATAAACCTCGGGGCAGGAGGAGCTTTAAGCCACTCAAGCTTCGGGTCGTACTCTTCCGCCAACGGCATCGAGGCTTCTGAAGGAGGGTACTACAACATTATCACCCTCCGCACTTATGGGGGCCGAGGAAAAGCCGGAGTAAGAGGCGGAAACGGCGGAGGCGGGACAGGCTACAGAGGCCCCTGGGACAACTACGCCGACTCACAGGACGGCGAATCCGTAACTTTCGAGGGCGTGACCTATCCCGGAGGAACTCACGGCGCATCCCTTAGAGGAACGCAGAGATGGAGCGACTCTTGGGGGACTGAGATCCACACATGGTCGTGCGTCGGCGGAGGCGGAGGCGGAGCGGCAGTAGGGGCTGCGGGCAGCGATGGAGCTGACACCTTGAATTCTGATTCCCCCGGAATAGGCGGAAACGGAGCATCAGTCCCCTCGACTTCATACCCCAAACAGACCATCTTAGGCCAAGGGGGCCACGGAGGCCACGGCGGTGGAGGCGGCGGAATCAGTGGCAACATGGAAAGCTACTCTTCAGGAGGCGATGACCATTGGGATAAAGGCACTCCTCCTGCAAGCGGAGGCACTGCATCCCCCGGTGGCAAAGGCTCGGACGGATTTATTCTTATCCTGTCTCCCGTAGAGATAAACATATAAGGAGGAACATATGGCAGAAACAGGCTATACCATCCCTTTATCCAATGCGAACATAACGACTGCACTGCAAAGGTCGCTCAATCCCGATACCACGCCTCAGAGCGACAGCGAAAAGCTCATTACTTCGGGCGGAGTGAAGGCTGCTCTTGGGGCTTACATGGCAAAAGGGACTGACTACGTTACCGCAGGACAGAAAAGCGGAGTTTCCATAGGCTACAAGGCAACTGCCGAAGGATTGAACAATGAATCCACAGGAAACACTGCCCACGCTGAAGGGACGAACAACTATGCGACAGGGGCGCAGTCTCATGCAGAAGGAGGCTCAAACATAGCAAGCGGAGGCTCCTCCCACGCCGAAGGAAGCACCACACAGGCAACCGAACAGGCGGCTCACGCCGAAGGGATGCAGACCACAGCTTCGGGTATGGCGTCCCATGTTGAAGGACGGTACGGGAGTGCTAGTGGCAATTACTCACACGCACAAGGTTATTACACTATTGCCGCATCTGAAAATCAGTCTGCTCTTGGCAAGTACAACGTAAGCGATAGTGACGGCACCTACGCAGAAATAGTCGGCAACGGTACAGCGAATAATTCCCGCTCTAACGCCCGTACCCTCGATTGGGAAGGCAACGAAGTATTAGCAGGAAAACTTACTATCGGAGCAGACCCCGTAGATGACATGGACGTAGTGCCGAAGAAGATGCTCGATGCAGTAGCCATCACCGACACCGCCAGCGGCTCCATTGCCAGCTTTTCGGACGGGGCAGACGATATCCCGATGCGTTCCGTAAAGGCACAGATTGAGCCTGTGCAGGATTTACACGGCTATGAGAATCCGTGGCCTGCGGGGGGTGGGAAGAATAAACTTCCGATGACGCTCGAAGCTATAAAAGCTCTCAATACAGGCGGAACATGGAACGGGAACGCTTTTACACGTAACGGTATGACGTTCACAGTTCAGATTGATGGCGGTGGAAACGCAATAGGAGTTTCAGTTAGTGGCACCGCATCAGCACAGACCGACTTCTTCCTCGGTACTCCAATAGACACCACAAGTGCAATGACCCTTAACGGCTGCCCGTCTACTGGTAGTGGTTCTACGTATAGAATTGTCGCTCCTACCCCTGACGGAACTATAGTTGCCTATAATGCAAACGATGTGAGTGCGCCGAATGGGGTGAACGGGAACGTGCTTATCCGTGTGAACAATGGTGTTTCCGTCAGCAATGTGGTATTCAAGCCCATGATCCGCCTCTCCACCGAGACAGACGCCACCTTCGCGCCCTACTCCAACGAATGTCCGATAAGCGGATGGACGGGAGTAGAGGTAACGAGGACGGGGGGCAACCTCATTGACTACGCGACAATTCAGCAAGGCGCGATAGTACAGCCTGTAAACGCCAATCGGTGTTGCAACGTGACCGCTCCCATGTGGATTAAGGCTGGGACGAAGATAACCATATCGCGTCAATCAGGGACAGCGCGAATAGTTGCGGCAGTGTTCTCCGCGCTACCGCCTACCAATAGTAACGTGATATACGATAGCGGCTGGCAACAGAGCTTCCCCGTCACATTGACTATCCCAAAGGATGGATGGCTCCTCTATAATTGGGCGTCAGCGAGTACGACCAGCGCAATAACGCCACAGGATGTCATTGATTGCGGCTTCAAGGCCGAATTTGGAACAAGCGCAACACCGCTAACTCCCACGAACAGCAATACTTATGAGCGCGTAATCATCACTTTCGGTAATGAGATATTTGGCGGAGCGCATAACTTCACTACGGGAGAGCTGAAGGATGACTGGAAGTCTGTTGACCTCGGGACGTTCAACTGGGGAAAAACTGCGTCAAACCTCTTCTACTTATCCAACCAACTTCAAGACTTCTATCGGTCGGATGTGGTCGTATCAGAACGGACTTTTGGCATAGGGCTTTGCAGTCAGTATCAGTTTATTCAGGAGATTGTAGACACGCATCCGTCTTGTATAACTTTGTACTATGACGCAGGTTTCAGCCAAACGAGAGTATTCATCCGAGATGACACTAAGGCTGATATGACCGTTGCAGAGTTCAAAGCGGCAATGAGCGGAGTTATGCTCGTTTACAAAACCACAGACGTGCAGACCCACCTTCTCATACCCCAGCAGATAACCTCTCTGCTCGGACAGAACAACGTATGGAGCAACACAGGGGACACAGAGGTGACGTATGTGGCAGACCCGAAATTGTATGTTGATAAGAGAATAACCGAGCTGTTCGCGGCACTATCTCAATAAATCAGGCTGAATTTAATGAGTAAGGAGGAATAAAATGTTCAATCTTCACGACTATATCATGAAAATGCTAAGCGGCATGGTAGGAAACTATCCAGACTGGCAGATAATGGAATATGCCCTTAATTGGTATTCAAAAGGCAAGCTGACAGAGGAGGATTTGGCAGAGGTAGAGGCGTGGTTTGAGAACCAAATACCAACAAACACTGACCAAATACCAAATTCCGAAGTTGATATACCAAATTCAGAGGAAGATACACCAATAGAGGAGTAAGCCAATGAGCGAAGATATACAAGTGATAATTGCGAGATTCGATGAAAAGTTAGACGCTTTAGCGGAAAGGGTACACGGCTTGGAAAAGGACAGAACTACTAACATGGAGACGCAGAAGACTATAGCCGTACTCTCTTCTCAGCTCAACCAGCTCATCAACAAGGTGGACGCTCTAAACGCCAAAGTGGACGAGTTAGAGCGAAAGCCAGCCAAACGATGGGACAGTCTAATCACGGCAGTTATAGGGGTAATAGTAGGGCTTGCTATAAGTGGGATATTAGGCTCGTAGAGGCCGAAAATCGCCTCATAGACGCACGAAAACATATTAAGTGGAGGATTTATCATGTCATTCAAAATGTCAAACAAAACGTACGATATTCTGTGCTGGATAGCGAGAATTCTGCTCCCGGCCATCGGCACTCTGTACTTTGCGCTTGCCAAGATTTGGGGTCTGCCTTATGCGGCTGAGATAGTAGGTACTATCACGGCAGTTGATACGTTCCTCGGAGTAATCTTAGGTATCTCAGACGCCAAGTACGAAGCGCAGAAATCGAATACTTACACCGTAGGAGAAGAGATTGCGGACTGACGTTTTCTGTGCGGCAGTATGTGTGCTTGCATGGCTTCTTCTGTACTACAAGTGGAGGAAATAGATGATTTACTGCAAGTTTACTACAGATGTGCGCTTCCCCTCAGGTCAGACGGTGACGCATACATACAGCAAGTCTCTTTCTGAGAGCTTCAAGATCGCGCCGAACTTCACCTTAAGGGAGCTTGCGAACAACAAGGCCTCCGAATCTGTCAAGGCGATATGGAACTCCGATGTAGACAAGCATTGCAGGATGATACAGGAGTTCCGCAACCTCACGGGGGTCTGCAACGTGACCTCATGGTATCGGACGGCAAGCTATAACAGAAAAATCGGAGGCTCGAAAAACTCTCTGCACCTCAAAGCCCTCGCAACGGACATAAAGTACCCCAAATTGGCAGATACAAAGTACAAATACCTTCTCACCACATGGCAGAGCATCTGCAAGAAATGGGGAGTTATAGGAGGCATAAACCGTTACACGAACGGGGTGCATCTGTCGAGCAGAGAAGACCTGTTCGGATATAAGGACTTTGTAATAAGAGACTACAGAGGGAAATCGGGGGATTGGTAGATGTATATCGTCAACATATTCGACCCTAAAGAATGGGATATATGGTTCGCCTGTGGCTCTGCGTACAGGACTTATCCCAAGCCTGTAAAGACGGCAAAACAGTTCTGCATCGAGCAGAAAGCGGATCTATGCTTCAACCTCGCTCTGTTCAACTTCTCCGGGCATGAGACCGTAAACTACGTCAGAACCAGGGACTTTGGAGAAGTGGGCTACGGAGGGACGAGCGAGACAGTCGAAATAGCGTGGACGGATAAATGCTCGGGATACGCCGTAGCGATAAAGGACAACTCCGCAAAGCTCCCGAACAAGACGTGGCTCGGCGGATATTCCAAGCGAAATGGCATAGGCATGACCGCAAGCGGGAAGATCATAATCGCCCAGTCCACGAACAACGTCTCAGAGTCAGCCTTTGCTGCGGCAGTCCTTAAGGAAGTCCGAAAAAGGGGAGAAGTGGTAAAGCTCTTCCTCTTCGAGGACGGCGGCGGAAGCGTACAGGAGTTTTCGAGAATCTCACGGATAAACTCCATCGGCACGAGGGCAGTAGCCACAGTCACCTGCCTTAAGAGAAAGTCACTTCCGAAAGTCACAAGAACTCTCACAAAGGGAAGCAGAGGAGAAGACGTGAGGCTGCTTCAGACCATCTTAGGCGGAGTGGAATGCGATGGGATCTTCGGAAACGGGACTCGTTCTCAGCTAAGAATAGCACAGAAGAACCTTTGCCTTGTAGCGGACGGGTCGTGCGGGCCGCTCACTCAGAAAGCGTTAGGTTTACGATAATGGAACAAATCTCTCTCATAGCGCATGAGTCGATGCTCTCTCGGATGGAGAGAACGATAAAAAGATTATGGATACTAGCCATAATCCTAGTAGTTGCGCTCATCGGGTCGAATGCAGCATGGATATATTACGAAAGTCAGTGGGAAGTAGTCGAGACTACGGAAGTCACGCAGGAGAACTCGAACGGCTTAAACAACTACATCGGTAATAGCGGGGATATTTACAATGGCAAAACAGACAATCCGTAAAAGTAAAAGTCGCAGAAGGAAGATGAAAAAAGGCTACCGCAAATGCAACATGTGCCACGGAACAGGTCAGATAAGGATCAGATGACCTACACCAACTCGCAGATAGCCTCGCTTATAGACGAATACATCCATAGCGAGCGTGACCGCAGAATCCTTAAGAGGAGGTTTATAGACGGCATCGGATACGAGCGGCTTGCGGAAGAGATGGACATGTCTGTAAGCCAAATCAAGCGAGTTGTATACAAGTCGGGCGACAAGGTCTTCCTGAACCTAAAATGACACTAAAATGACCCTTTGATGAACTCGTCAGAGGGCTTTTTTATTGCGAAAATTAAGGCAGGAGGGGGAACGATGTGGGTCTACTACAATCCAAATCCAAAAGGCATAAGAGTCGGCGACTGCGCCGTAAGAGCAGTTGCGAAAGCGTTCGGCAAGTCGTGGGACACGGCTTTTGCGTCCATAGCTTTGCAAGCCTTTATGCTCAAAGACATGCCTTCGAGTGACGCCGTATGGGGGTCATCTCTCAGAGATAAGGGATTCGAGCGTGTCACCATCCCCAACTCCTGCCCAAACTGTTATACAGCGGCAGACTTTTGCCGAGACCATCCCGAGGGAACGTATGTCCTCGCATTCGGAGGTCATGTCGCCACCGTAGTAGACGGCGACCTGTATGATGTTTGGGATTCCTCAGACGAAGTCCCGATGTACTTTTATCAGGAGGTAGACGATGCCTAGTTATCCATTTCCCGCAACGTATTATCCTCAGGTTCCGCAAGTTCCTCTGATGCCGCAAGCTCCTCAGATGCATAACGGCATCAATTGGGTACAAGGAGAAAGCGGGGCAAAATCCTTTCTTATGGCTCCCAACACCACAGTCATGCTCATGGACTCGGAGAGAGATGTATTCTACATCAAAACTTCCGATGCAAGCGGAATGCCTCTCCCCTTGAGAGTATTCGACTATAAAGAGCGGAAAGGGGCTCCTGCGATACAGGACATAGACACCTCAAACTTTGTGACCAAAGATGAGCTCGAAAAGCTCAGAGAAGAGATCCTCGGGTATCAGGAGGTGAAATACAATGACGCTTTATAATTCGCTCAATGGGAACAATTTCGGAAATCTCTTGAATCAGTACAAAAAATTCCAGTCGATGTTCAAAGGTGATGCAAGGTCTCAGATACAGAACATGCTCCGCACAGGGCAGATTACTCAGTCTCAGTACAACAATGCAGTACAGATGGCTAACCAACTAAAAGACCTTATGAGATAGATACTTCGGCCTAAGTATATATACGTTATATCTAACTGGCTGCGTAAGCAGTCATATCCCTAAAAGATATGGGAGAAAGGAGTCAGTATGGCTCTTAGCGAAGAAGGCGGCATCCCCGCTACCATGCTCGTAGGTCCTACGTCTTACGGCCCGGGATACCAGGGTGGCTTCGGAGGCGGTTTTGGAGACGGCAACGGATGGTGGATTCTTCTGCTGTTCCTGCTTCTTGTCGGAGGTGGATGGAACAACGGAAACGGAATGCTCTCACAGGGCGAAGCTCCTGCCGTACAGAGAGGTTTCGACCAGGCTTCTGTAATGTCGGGCATAAACGGCATCTCAAGCGGCGTACAGGGCATTGCTACTCAGATCTGCAATTCCAGTGCTGACATCACACAGGCGATCACAGGCGGTTTCGCCAATGCCGAGACTGCGGCGAACGCAAGACAGATGGCAAACATGAATCAGGCTTTCGCGGCTCAGACAGCTATGGCGCAGGGCTTCAACGCTCTTGGCACACAGCTCGCTGATTGCTGCTGCGAGAACAGGCTTGCAAGTGCGGACCTGAAGTACACGATCGCAACAGAGAACTGTGCAGACAGATACGAAGCGGCGCAGAACACCCGTGACATCATCGACAACGCCAACAGGAACAACCAGGCTATCCTCGACAAGCTTTGCCAGCTCGAACTGGACGGCAAGAACGACCGCATAGCGGACCTCGAACGTCAGCTCACAATGGCGAACCTCGCGGCATCTCAGAATGCTCAGACCGCTCAGATCAGAGCTGGGCAGGTTGCGGAGATCGATGCTATGTACAATCGTCTGAGAGATTGCCCTGTTCCTACCATGCCCGTGTATGGTAGCCAGCCGATATTCACATGCGGAGGGAACAATTCCGGCTGTGGTTGTGGCGGCTCCTTTTAAGGAGGTGCGACATGGCGGAATATGTTTATAACCCTATTCAGGTCGTACAGCCGGGACAGAGCGTTCTTCTGAATGATTCCGTTCCTTGCAACAGAGGCTTTGTCCTTCATCGGAACGAAAGCGGGCTGATAATCTTAAGGGGCGCAGGGAATACGAGCTGTTTCAACAGATACCAGGTCACGTTCAATGCCAATATCGCCGTGCCGACAGGCGGAACGGTAGGACCTATCGCAGTAGCTCTTGCAGTAGACGGCGAGCCGTTCCTCACGAGCAGGGCGATAGTTACCCCGACAGTAGTCGACAGTTACTTCAATGTGACATCTACTGCTATCATCACCGTCCCGAGAGGGTGCTGCTTTACGGTATCCGTACAGAACGTATCCGAGGGCGCAACTGCTGCCGCCCCGGCGATAAACGTACAGAATGCCAACCTGACTGTGGCGAAACTATAGGAGGAGACCATGCACGGATTATACAAACTCGAAGAGACTCTGTGTAACGAACTTGATGCTATCGGCGAAAAGAACGATATCACCAATACCTCCCTTGAGAAGGTCGACAAACTGTCTCACGCGCTGAAGAATGTTCAGAAAGTAATTGAGCATTTTGAAGAGATGGGCGAAGAGGGTGGCTCCTACAGAAGCTACGGCGATATGCCGTACAGTTACGAGAGGCGTGGCGGAAGCTATGCCAGGAAGAGAGACAGCCGCGGCAGATACTCAAGAGATTACAGCAGAGCTGAAGACGACATGACTATGGAGCTCAGAGAACTTATGAAGACCGCTCCGAACTCCAAGGTCCGCAAGCATATCGAGGAGCTTATAAGCGAAATCGAGGATGCTTAAACTGAAATCCCCGTCAAATCGGCGGGGATTTTTATTGTTTTAAACTAAAACAATTTATTTTTCAGAGAAGGGTTGACAAGTAATCTGCGGAGTGCTAGTATAATGGCAGAAGCTGGATTATTCCTAAAATGTCGATCTAACGGACAAGTTAAGGGCTGATAAAGCTAGAAAATCTTGGATGAAACGGCTTCTGTAAAAGGAGGCCGTTTTTCTATATTATGGCTTCCACGAAAGGAGGCCTTTTTCTATGAAGACTATTAAAAAATCCAATATGGTCGTTATCGAAGGCTCGTCCGGCGCAGACCTCCAAGTCAAGTATAACTCATCTATGGACGAGCTGACAAGAGCGGGCATCACCATCGAGGAAAAGATCATCAGTATCGAGAAGATGTCAGCCATCATCCTGTACGAGGAGGAAGTCAAAATCCCCGAATGTCTTAAGGACGAATATGCCTTAAGAGGGATCTACCCGAAGTGCTCCGAGTGCCCGATGTATGTTCAGGGGCTCTACAGCACGGGGGTGTGCCCGAGGGTCAAGGGAGTTCTCCGCGATGATGACGACATCTGCAAGGCAAGATGGAGAGAGCTCGAAGCCCAACTGGAAAGGAGGATATATGCCACTCAGGAATCTACAGGCAGAGATGAGGCGCAAGGCGATGACAGTAGCGCAGCTTGCTGAGGGACTCGAACTCAGCAGAGCGGGCACCCAGAACAAGATAACAGGTTTCCTTGACAGGAAGTTCTCGGAGCCCGAAAAGTGCATGACATGTTATCTGCTCGGCTTCCGTTACCCCGAAGACAGAGATTACTTATTCGAGGACATCAAATGAAGTCAGCGGGAAGGTACATAAAGATCCATCAGGGATGCACAACGGCAGTGTACTTCCTCATGCAGAGGAACGTGCCGAAGGCGGTCAAGGTATTCCATCACGACCTTGACAGGCCAGTTTATTTCAGAAACGGGAGGAAAAGGTGTATATCACAGTTTCGTGTAAGGGCAGACGCTACAAGGTCAACATAGACCGACTGGCGACCTGCATAGGATGGGTGCTCTCGGCACTCATGATGGCGAGCATCACATGTTGGTTCCTAGTAGAGTGCGTGACACGCATATAGAAGAGGCCTTGAAAGTCCTCAAAGAGAACTACCCAAAGCTGACGAGGCAGCAGTTCAAGACCCTTAAGGGGCAGATACTCTCGGGCAACATTGAAGGATTCCACAAAGGACTGAGGAGGATCAATGAGGCACTTAGGTGACATAACCAAGATACATGGATATGACATTCCCCCGGTCGATGTCATCACGGGAGGAAGCCCATGTCAGGACCTGTCTGTGGCAGGGAAGAGAGCGGGGCTCGAAGGAGCGCGAAGCGGGCTCTTCATGGAGCAGATAAGAATCGTCAAGGAGATGCGAGAACGTGACAGAAGTAATGGACGGACAGATTGGCATATTCGACCAAGATACATGGTATGGGAAAACGTCCCCGGAGCCCTCTCAAGCGGGACGCCCAAAGGAGCGGACTTCCAAGCAGTCCTCACGGAGATCGTCCGCATCGTCTGCCCGAATGCTCCCGATGTGCCTTTATTTGGCGGGGGGGGCAAGAAATGGAGCAGCAGCGGATGCCTCTACGATGAGATGGGAAGATGGAGCGTTGCTTGGCGCATACACGATGCCCAGTTTTGGGGAGTCCCCCAGAGAAGAAAACGCATCGCACTTGTCGCAGATTTTGGAGGACTCTCCGCACCCGAAATACTCTTTGAGCGCAAGGGCATGCGATGGGATTCTTCGGAGAGCGGAGACGAGGGGGAAGGCCCTTCCTCAAGAACTGAAGGAAGCCCTGGAAAGGCAATCTCGTTCCAAGAACGAGCAGGTAAACCCGGGGGGGGCAAAGGAATACTGATACAGGAGGACCACGTTGGAGCTCTTTCGACATTTAACAATCAGTCAGTCTATGCTACGAGCGCAAGACCACGGGCATCCTCCGATAGTGCTCGAACACCATCCCAATGACAGCAGAATCAAAATAGCCGAAGACGGCATCTGCCAAACGCTTTCCTCCAGGATGGGCACCGGGGGGGGCAACGTCCCCTTAGTGATGACTTATGAAGACATGGGCGATACATGAAGCCGATGGGCAAAACGTGACCATTCAGGAGGAGATAGCCTACTCGCTCGTATGCGGGGGGGGCAAGCCGGGGCAAGGGTATCCGTGTGTGATGATTGAGTATGAAGACGTTCACAGAGAAGAGGTTCTATGAATGGCATGAAGACTCTGTATCTGTAACGCTCAGAGCAATGTCAGGATCA